TGTAAACACTTATATGTTTGCAGGTTCTGATGAGGTTTTTTTGAATATAAGTAATGGTACTACTACCCACCATATACAAGGGTTATCGGATATATCATTCACTCATCAAAATCAAGAATCATATAATTTATTATTAATAAGTGGCGCCAATGCATCAATTAGAGCATTAGGCTCTCCGCCCTCAATAGAGTGTTCTTTTTCAAAGCCATACATTAATTCAACAGAAGAAATACACACTGGGGTATCTAATTTAAGTGGTGAATTTATATACGGCACTGGTGTTCTTGGATTTTCTGATGCATGTGTCAGTAGCATGAATATATCTGTAAGTGAAGGGAGTGTGCCAATGGTTAGTTATGGTTTGTATATACATGGAGATATAGAACCCTCCGTAAGAACAGGAAACGATACTAGCGCTAGTACGGGTAATACATATCAAAATGACTATCCCACAGGGGCTCTTGGCGCTACTGGTATAACTTTAACTGCTGATTTTTCTACAGCGTTACAACAAAGCGAAAAGGCTGATGTTCAAAATTTTGATTACAACGTTTCTTTTGATTTTAGACCCACGTATGAAATAGAATCAATAAAGTCATCATCAGTGAGGTTTGTTAATCCAGCAGTAGTTACAGTTGATGCAACGGTAACTCCAAGAAGTCAAGTTTTTGAAAGCACTACAGGTACAATTAATGATTACAATTACAATATGAGTGAAACAGTTACATTAGATTCTCAATATGGTCAATCAATTGAAAGCAAAATTGTGCCTAGTCGAGCAGGTAAACGAACCATATCCTTATCACTTTATATAGGTAGTGGCGATGCACAGACATTTAGTGTTCCAGAAGCGATTTTGCAATCTCAAAGCCTTCAAACTAGTGTTGGAGGAGTAACAACAGCAAATGTAAGTTATAAAGGATTTATGTTCGCACCATATTAAAATAAAAAAAAACAAGAATGGGGAAATTAGAGTTTAAACAATTGAATCAAAAAATACGATTCAAAGAACGTAAATTTAAATTTACAGGAAATCAAGTAGAGTTCTTAAACACAGCACTCGATCCAGAAGTAAAATTATTATTTTTAGCTGGCCCAGCTGGAACAGCAAAAACTTATATGGCTACATATGCGGCTTTGCAAATATTAATGGACTCTAATCTGGAAAAAGAAATACTTTATGTTAGGAGTATTGCAGAAAGTTCTGAAAAAAGTATTGGGGCGCTTCCTGGAGATCTGGGGGAAAAGTTTGGTGTGTTTGCTGGCCCATTTTATGATAAGTTAGATGAACTACTTACTGGACAAGATGTTAAAACTTTAAAAGAAAAAGGCTTGATTGATTGTATGCCAGTAAACTTTTTAAGAGGAGCTAACTGGTCAGACACAATAGTTATCATTGATGAAGCTCAAAACTTTTCAAGAAAAGAACTAATTACCACTTTAACGCGTATTGGAGAGGGTTCAAAGATATTCATCTTAGGAGATATCTTGCAAAGTGATATAGCTAATGGAGGTTTTGTGGAGATATACGACTTGTTCAACAATTCACAATCTGAAGAAAATGGTGTAAATTGTTACTCATTTGGTAATGAAGATATTATGAGAAGTGAAATTCTCAAATTCATTGTCAGTAAATTAGAGGAACAAGAAAATGAAAGCCGCCGTATTTGACTTCAATAAAATAAAAACATCACAAGCAACAACAAAAACAGAAAATAAAAATTTAAAAAAATCTAAATAAAGTTATAATTAGATATGATTAAGTTTTGTTCTGAATGTGGTACTAAGGTTGAATATGAATTCAGCCCTCCTAAGTTCTGCTCAAATTGCGGAGCCGCAATGGGTATAGCTACTGTTAATGAGTCTAAACCTGTGAGCAGGAATGTAAAGACTTCTAGAAAAATTGAAGCTATTAACGATAGTGAAACTGATGCGGAAAGTGTGCCTCAAATTTCTAAATTAGAATATGAATTAGATACTTATGGCGCAGAATACAATCAGACAATTGGTTCTATTGGAGGCAAATCAGCGCCAGTTCGAAGAAAAAAACAAGTTAGAAATATAAATGACGTATAATGTTAAAATTCGAAGACAAGCTAGAGCAAATAGAATCAGCTCTAGAAAAAAAGAGAAATAAATGGGACTTGGACGCTGTCCCCTCTGTCGACTATGACGACATTAAACAAATCATAATGACACATATTTATAAGAAGTGGCACCTATGGGATCAAAGCAAACCTATTGAGCCATGGCTTAGTAGAGTGGTGTCAAATCAATTTAAAAATCTTTTAAGAAATCATTACGGAAATTATGTAAGACCATGCTTAAGGTGCCCATTTAATCAAGGACTAGACTCTTGTGAAAAAACAAAAAGTGGAATACAAGACTCATCTTGTTCTGAATACAGAGATTGGGAGAGAAGAAAAAAATCAGCTTACGATATTAAACTAGCTGTTACAATAGAAAATCACACAAACGAAATACATCAAAGAGAAGACGAAAATTTAGATTTAGAATTAGCTACAGAAAAAATATCAAAAGAATTAAAAGTTCAACTTACTGATAAGCAATACACTGCATTTGAAATGTTGTTTGTAAAAAACTATTCTGAAGAAAAGGTCGCAGCTTTTTTAGGATACAAAACAACAGAGAAAAAAAGATCAGCTGGGTATAAGCAAATAAAAAATCTTAAAAAGATATTTCAAGAAAAGGTTAAGCAAATACTTGAATACAAAGATATACTATGAGTGATTTAACAGAAGAACAAAAAAACAAAATTTTAAAAGAATTCGATAAGAATCCGAATATCATAGATATTACGAAAATTGTGTTTGAAGATGAATCTTTAGATGGCAGGTCAAAAGAAGGTAGATCAGTTACAAAGTTTTTAGCAGAAAATGGCTTAAAAGCTAAAACCACAAAGCACAAGAAAGTAGAATCTATAGAATTAACAGAAGAACAAAAAGCAATCATTGAAGAAAGAGATAATGATGATTGGTCTTCTCTTCAAATAGCTAAAGAACTATTTGGTAATGATGTCAAAAAACTGAGCAAAGAGCAAAGAACTGTTCACGAGTATACTTTAACATTAGAGCGAGAGGCCCCACCAGTAGTAGCAACTAGTTATACTGCACCCCATGCGGTTTCTAGGATAATTAAAAAAATAAACGATTCTACTGGATATGGTTTAGAAGAAGATAAAATGTCCAGACATCAACATACTTGTTGCGACAGGTTAAGAATAAACTTAAATAACTCAAGGTTTATAGCTATTGTAAATAATTATATAGCCCCTAGGGATAAAGAGCTTTTTGAGCAAGAATTTATACGTTTAACTTGGGACAAACCAGATCTAACGCCAGATGAATTAAACTTATATATGAATGTATGTAAGGAGATAATCAACTTAGAACTAATAACTGGTCATTTGCAAAAGTTAAATGAAATGTTTGAAAGCGCAGATGATCAAGATGAGATGACAGTTAGGCTTGCAGAAATTATAAAGGCGAAAAGTTCAGAATATCATCAGTGTGAAAGCCGCATTGAAAATTTAACAAAAAAACTTCAAGGTGATCGCGGAGAAAGAATGAAGAACAGAGCAAAGGAAACAGCTTCGTTTTTATCTATAGTGCAACTTTTTCAAGAAGAGGAAGAGAGAAAGAACATGGTTCGTATCGCAGAAATGCAAAAAGAACTAATTAAAGACGAGGCAAAAAGATTAGAAGGGATGGCCGCCTGGAAAGCTAGAGTTCTAGGTATCGGAATTGACGATGTCTTATAAATGTAAAGAGTGTGACGCTGAATTTGATTCAGAAAGAAGTTTACATACGCACATTAAGAAACATAATATGTATCTTGGTGACTACTATGTAAAACATTATCCTCGTTGTAATAAACTTACTGGAGACCCAATTCAGTTTAAAAACAAAGAACAATATTTCACAACCGATTTCGCTAATAGAAATCAGTTAATAAAATGGTGCAAACAGTCAGATAAAAATGAGGTCAAGAGATATATATTGGAAATTTTAGCTAAAAGAGTGCTTAGGAAGGGTTGGTCTTATGGACCATCGCACATAGAACTACTTAAAAGTAAAATGCCAGATATAGACTTATATAAAGAATACTATGGAACATATAGTAAAGCTTGTCTTGAAGTAGGATTAAAGCCTTTATTCACTAAACAAATTTCAAAAAAGTTTTTTAAAAATTTCGATGTTAATGTTTTTATAGACACAAGAGAACAAAAACCTTTATCATTTGAAAAGTCTGAAGTTGTCAAACTTGATTTTGGAGATTATACATTATCTGGAGATAATTTTACTAACACATTTGTCGATAGGAAAAGTGCTACTGATTTTGTAGGAACTTTTGGTTCTGGTTTTGAAAGATTTAGAAGAGAAATGAATAGGTGTGTCGATACAGATTCTTATATGTATATAGTGGTAGAAAAAAGCATAAAATCTATATACAAAGATTATTTTCCTGGTAAAAAAATAACTACACTTAATTGGGCATTTTCAAACCTAGTTAAGTTACAGCACGAGTTCCCCAAAAATTGTCAGTTTGTATTCACGGAAAATAGAACGCAAAGTGAGTTAATTATTCCAAAGCTATTGGCTTTGGGTGACGAGCTTTGGGAAACAGATATTCAATATTATATAGATTGTCAAGATGTCTTGGGAGAAGGGTAATCAAAAACCTCTTGTTAGAGAGGATGTCAACAAGCAAGTTTTAGAACTCGAGGGATACCTTGAAGACAATAAAGCTAAGTATTGGTTGTATAAGTTTATGAAGGAAAACATAACTTTTACTACAGAATTGTTGACTGGTATAGAATTGTTTCCATTTCAACATATGGCTGTAAAGGCCATGATGGAAAATGATTACTTTTTGGGCGTATGGTCTCGAGGTATGTCAAAATCCTTTTCTACGGGTATTTTCGCGCTTCTAGACGCATCTCTGAATCAAGGTGTACATATAGGAATCATATCTAAGTCATTTAGGCAGTCTAAAATGATTTTTAGAAAAATTGAAGATATAGCTGCAGACAAAAAAGCAGAATTATTTCAGCAATGTATTGGTAAAGTAACAAAGTCGAATGACGAATGGTCCATGCAGATTGGCAAGAGTCGTATAACCGCTTTGCCACTTGGTGATGGTGAGAAACTTCGTGGTTTCCGTTTTCAAAGAATTATTGTGGACGAATTGCTTTTAATGCCAGAAAAAATTTATAACGAGGTTATTATGCCGTTCTTGGCTGTTGTAGAAAATCCTACAGAAAGACAAAGAATTAGGGATGCTGAAGATCAAATGATCGCAGCAGGCAAAATGACAGAAGAAGAAAGAACAGAGTGGCCTTCTAATAAAATGATTGGCTTGTCTTCTGCCTCTTATAAATTTGAGTATTTATATAAACTTTATCAAGCGTATGAAAACATGATTTTTAATCCTGGTGCAAAAAATCAAGGTAGAAGATGTATTATGCAGTTTTCTTACGATGCTGCCCCTAAAGCTTTGTACGATGAAAACTTAATCACTCAAGCTAGAGGTTCTATGAGTCAATCTCAAATTGATCGAGAGTTTAATGCTCAGTTTACCGATGATAGCGCTGGTTACTTTAAGATAAGCAAAATGGCAGATTGTACTATTGTAGATGGAGAATCCCCAGCTGTTGAAGTCGCTGGCGATCAAGATGCTGAATATATTTTATCTTTTGACCCTTCTTGGTCTGAATCTGAAACATCAGATGACTTCGCAATGCAAGTTATAAAGTTATTGCCAGAACAGAAAAAGGGTGTTGTTGTACATAGTTACGCTTTGCCAGGAACAAACTTAAAAAAGCACATGACTTATTTTAAATATATATTAGAACACTTTAATATTATTATGATTGTAGGTGACTATAATGGGGGTGTTCAATTCATTAACTCATGTAATGAAAGTGATTTGTTTAAAAAAGAACAGCTAGAAATAAACTGTTTTGATGCAGATTTTATAAATCCACAAAATTATGTATCAGATTTAAGGGAAGCAAGAAGGCAATACAACATAAACAATAAGACAATATGTAATTTACGTAAACCCACTTCACAATGGATCAGAACTGCAAACGAAATGCTACAAACAGCTTTTGATAGAAAGAAGCTTTACTTTGCCGCAACAGCAATGGACGATAACTACTCAATGCAAAAAGCTAAAAAAATACCAATAAAAGATTTAAAGTTCTCAAAATATGAGGATGAAAAAAATATAGGGGCGAAAATGATTGAATTTGTTGAGCATCAGAAAGATATGTTAGACTTAACAAAAGCAGAATGTGCACTTATACAGGTAACTACATCTGCTGGAGGTAATCAAAATTTTGATTTGCCTAGCAATCTTAAAAGACAAAAAGGTGCAGACAGACCGAGAAAGGATTCTTATTCCGCTTTAGTGCTAGGAAACTGGGGAATGAACATATATTATGACATGATGGATGTCCCGCAACAACAAAACGAAAGCTTCACCCCAATGTTTATTAATTAAAAGTTGTCAAAGTTACTTTAACTTTGTGTAAAGAACTTTATAATATAACAATGGCTAGAAAATATACAAAAAAATCATCTTATTGGAACAAATTTAATCAAAGTGTCCAACAGGTTTCTCAAGCTCAAGAAAATGTTGAGCCAATGGCGGCAGGAGCGCCTTACCATTCTGAGGGATCTTACGCCAGAAACGGTAGTACGCCTAATCTTTCGACGACATCAACAAACACCAGAATTAATCGTTCTGCTGTAGCAAAACCCTCAGCTAGATACAATCAAATAAGAGGTGGACTTTTGCCTTTTGAGATTTCTGCGGATGGTATTAACGTAAGAGAAGCTATTGAACTTTGTCAAAAAGCTTATTCTAATGTGCCTATTTTTAGAAATACTATCGATATGATGTCGGAGTTCGCTAACAGCGAAATATATTTAGAAGGTGGTAATTCTAATTCTAGAGCTTTTTTCGAAAAGTTATTTGATAAAATTAAATTACATAGTTTAAAAGATCAATACTTTAGAGAGTATTACAGAAGTGGTAATATATTTTTATACAGAATAGACGGTAAATTTAATTTGAATGATTTCAAAAAGTTTTCACAAAATGTTTCAGAAAAACCAGGAAATAATAAGTTCCCTTTAAAATATATACTTTTAAATCCATTTGAAATCGTTGCTAAAAGAAGCACAGTCTTCAATACTAAAGATGGGGCTTATGCTAAAATTCTTTCTGAGTTTGATATGGAAAGATTAGCTAATCCAAAAAACGATCACGATAAAGAAATTTTTAATGCTTTAGATCCAGAAGATCAAAAATTAATCAAAGATGGGGCTTACTTTAAAGACGGCTTAAAAATCAATTTAGAAAACGAAAGAATTTCTTATAGTTTTTACAAAAAACAAGATTATGAGCCATTTGCTATTCCATTTGGATTCCCAGTACTAGAGGATATCAACGCTAAGATGGAAATGAAGAAGATGGATCAAGCGATAATGAGAACTGTAGAAAATGTAATTCTCATGATCACTATGGGCGCAGAGCCAGATAAAGGTGGTATTAATCATAATAATTTAAGAGCTATGCAAACTCTTTTCCAAAACGAATCAGTTGGAAGAGTTTTAGTTTCAGACCATACAACAAAAGCTGATTTTATTATACCAGATATTAATAAGGTTGTTGGGCCTCAAAAATACGAAGTCATTAACAAGGATATTAAAGAAGGCTTACAAAACATTATCTTAAACGATGATAAATACAATGGCGCTCAAATTAAAGCTAGGGTATTCTTAGATAGACTAAAAGAAGCAAGAGAAGCTTTTATTAATGATTTTCTACAGCCAGAAATTAAAAGAATTGCAAAAGATTTAGGTTTTAGATCCTATCCAACTGTTCAGTTTAAAGATATTGATTTAAGAGATGAGGTTCAGTTAATGAGAGTAGCAACTCGATTAATGGAGTTAGGAATACTCACTGCTGAACAAGGCATGACTATCATTAAAACAGGAAGATTCCCAGAAGCTGAAGAATTAAACTCAGCTCAAGAATTGTTCGTTGAGCAAAGAAAGAAGGGTTATTTCAATCCAGTTGTTGGTGGAGTTCCAATGATTGAAGACACAGAGACTCCAGAAACTAAAACGCCTGGAGAGCCAGGAAGACCTTTGGGCACAACTGAGGGTAACTTTTCTGTGCAAGAAATTCAACAAACAATCTATGATGTTGAAGAGTTAAATTCTTTAGCAAGATCGCAATTAAGAACTAAGCTAAAATTGGGTAAGAAAAAGTTCTCAAAACAACAAGAAGAAATGGTTGCAAAATTATGCGAATCAGTTGTTTGTGGCTGTAATAAAGAAAGTTGGAAAGAAAAAGTTATTTCTTGTGTAAATGATTTTGAGCAAATTAGTCAAATAGGTACTTTAGATGCCATTTTTGATATTTCACAAGCTCATCAATTAGAAATATACCCATCAGCAATTTTATATCACTCAAATGAAACAAATTAAAAACCCACTCGTCGCGAATATTGATCGCTCTAACGGAGAAATAGAAATCTCCATTGCAAAAAAGTATGATGAAAAAGAAGAAGCTATGTACAAATCTTTTATGTCTGTATGTTCTACAGAAGATAAAGAATTAGTAGACACTTCTGACATGGATAAAAATCAAACAATGAAAGCATGTGGAATGCAATACGACAAAATGCGATCAGCTATTAACGAAGTTGGCGAAGGTGGTTTAACCGAAAAACAAAAGAAGTTACCTCCTGCACTTCAAAAAGCTATTTTAGAAAAAATGAAAAAGGAAGGCAAGCTTTCAGAAGAAGCTGAGGCTGCTTATTCTAAATTACTTTCTAAGGACGATCAAAAAGAAAAAGAAGTTGGTCCAGAGGGCGAAATAAAAAAAGTTGACAATCCTAAAGACGTAAAAGTTTCTGAAAAACACAAGGGTTAATGTCTAACTACAAATATACAGCTAAGTTTGATTTTGAAGTAAAAGCTTGCGATGAAGTTGGTGGGTTTAATATTTCATCTGCAAACATAAATAACTTAAAATCTTTAATACCTACAGAGGTAGACTTAGACAAAAATATTGATTTAATGGGTGTGGCATTTAATGCTGCAGTCGTAAATGAGTTTAATAAAAACGGAGATGGCATTAGCACTAAAACAGCTATCGATTCTGTTCAGCAATTTATTCACAAACCAACAAACATTGAACACGATAAGAAAAAAGTAGTTGGACACATCGTAAATGCTGGATTTAGTGATTACAGCGATAGCACTATTATTGTAAATGTAGATGAAAATGAAAAGAATCCTTTCAATATAGCATTAGGTGCAGTTGTGTACAAAACAGTCGATAAAGAATTTTTTAATACATTAAAAAGAAGCACTGATCCAAAAAATAAATTACATAATACAATTTCTGCAAGTTGGGAAGTTGGATTTAGTGAATATAAAATTGCAGTGGGTAGCAAGAATTTAAAAGATGCTGAAATCATTTCTGACCCAAACAAAATTCAAGAAATGAAAGGCATGTTAAGAAGCTTCGGAGGTAAGGGTGTTACTGAAGAGGGTAAGCCTGTATACCGCTTAATTGTTGGAGAAGTGTACCCTTTGGGTATTGGTTTTACTATGAAACCAGCCGCAAATGTTAAGGGTGTAATTTCAGAAGAAACGATCGAATTGCAAAATAAAAAAGAAGAGACAAAAGCTCTTTTTGAAAACAAAGAAAAGACAGAAGCCTTAGACCTTGAAAAAATGGCGGCTAAAATTTCACAAAATTTAAAAAATACTGTAAACAATAACAATATTATGGATATAGAAAACCTATTAACAGAACTCAAGAGCGATCTTCAAGAGAAGAAATTTTCTCAAGAAGCTATTGCAGGCATGACATCAACATTTGCTGATGCCATTAAAACCAGAGATGAAGAGTATAAAGCTTCTCTTGAGGCCGCAGAAAATGAGAAGGCAGAAATCGCAAAAGCGAATGAAGACCTCAAAGCTTCTGTAGAGTCAATCAAAGAAGAGCTTAAATCTGCTCAAGAACGCATTCAAGAATTCGAAACTAGTAAAGCTGCTGAAGAAGCAGTTGCTGTTTTCAATTCAAGAATGGAAGAAATTGACTCTATCTACGACTTGGAAGAAAGCGATTCTTCTTTCATTGCCGAAAAGATTAAAGGACTTGAATCTTCTGAAGAAGCATTTGCATCTTTCAAGGATGAACTTTCTATTTTCTGGGCATCTAAGAATAAAGAAGCTAAAGCTAAGATAGAAGAAGAAGTTCAAGCTCGTGTTAACGAAGAAGTTGAAAAACGTCTTAGCGGAACAGAAAAAGCTGTAGCTTCAGAAGAGTCAGAAGAAACCGATGTTGAGGAAGCACTTGCAAATGCAGAGCAGACTACAACTGAAATTCCAAACAATAACGAAGCACAAGCTTCAGCCACAACTTTGAAGGAAAAATTTGCAGCTGCTTTTAGCCGTGAAAATATCCTAAAATAAACAAACTAAACAAAACATTTTAATTTATAAAAAATTATGTCATTAAGATTACTTCCATTCAGACAATATGACGAAAATGATGTTATCAACATTTTCGCTCTAAATAGTGATGCTGTTTTGGCCAATACTACCGATGACGGTAGTGGTTCAAACGGTGTTTTCGTGAAAGTAAGCGACGGTAACTTCGATCAAGATGTTATTACTTATACAAGTAATAGTTATCTTGGTAAGACAGATTACCCTTTTGCGGCTTCAGAAATGTATCCGTCAAATCCGCTTACAATCACTCCTGCAGTTTCGGGTGATATTCCATTAGGAATCACTTTAAATCAGACTGCTAAAGCTGACGAAAATGGTGAAAAACTTCTTTACAACCCAACAAAGAAAGAAGAGCTACAAGCTGTTCTTCCTGGACAAACTGTCCCTGTTGCTACTAAGGGTATCTTCACATTTTCCTCTAACGCATTCAACGGCCCTGTAGCAAGCTACAGCCTTGGTGGTACCGTTCAAATTGACTTCGCAACTGCTGGAACAATTACTGGTGGCGACAAAGCCCTTAGTGATCCAACATCTGGTGACTTCGGAGTTATTATTGGTACAGGTTCACGTAATGGAGGTTCTGGAATCGGTGCATCAACCGCAGATCAGTTCTCTGGTGAATTCTTAATTCTTAAAATCTAATAAAGGGGAAAACTATTTAATATGAAAATTACTTTAAAAAACACTCCCGAGCAAGTCGAACTTATTAAAGCTATGGCTTCACGTAACCGCGATGTTGCGTACGAAGCACAAACAGCTTTAGCTGAGTTTATTGGACCAGTTTTGGCAGAGGTTATCAACAATGCTCCTGCGTTGTCTAACCTTTTCACAACTCTTCAATACAATGCTGATGATAATCCATCTATTCCTTTGGATCTTTACCACGACGTTTCTGATGAAGACTACGTTCAAGTTTATAGCCAAAGCCGTGCAGGTGGTTTAGTTACATCAGAAGTTCTTCCAACATCTTCAGAGTTGAAGATTGCTACATATTCTCTTGATTCAGCAGTTAGCTTCGACAGACGCTACGCAGCTAAATCTCGCATGGATGTTGTTGCAAAAACTATGACTCGTGTTGCGCAAGAAATTCTTTTGAAACAAAACACAATCTCAGCTAATGTCGTTCTTAAAGCTCTTGCTGACGCAACTACATCATCTAAAGATCACGTTATTGACGCTCAAGCTGCGAATCGTTTCGTACTTGCTGACTTGAATGCAATGATGACTCGTTCTAAGAGAATCGTTACTTCCTTCGTTGGTGGTACTCCAGACGCTCGTCAAGGAAAAGGTATCACAGATATCATCGTTTCCCCAGAAATCGTTGAAGAGTTACGTGCTATTGCATACAATCCAATCAACACTAAAGAAGGTGATGGTACTGCGGTTACAGCTAACAATGGTCTTCGCACTGCAGATGTAATTGCAGAGCAAGCATTCACCGCTGCTGGTGCTCCAGAATTCTACGGTATCAATGTTATCGAGCTTAACGAAATGGGTATTGGTGGTAAGTTTAACCAAGTATTCGGCACTCATGCTGGTGGTGGTTCAACTCAATCACAAACATTCAACGGACATGTTGACGAAATCGTAGTTGGTATCGACCGCACACGTGAATCATTGATTCGCCCAGTTGCAGTTGACGCTGAAAACGGTGGTGAGTTCAACTTAATCGCTGACGACCAATATAGCATCCGTCAGAACAAGATCGGTTACTTCGGTTCACTCGAAGAAGGCCGTATCGTTCTTGATGATCGTGCTCTAGTAGGTTGTATCGTTTAATCGAGAATCGTTACTAATTTAAAAGGTCACTCTTCGGAGTGGCCTTTTTTTTGAAAAAGTGTAAATTAATTTATAATATACTATGGAAGACTCAAAAGAAATAAACGAAGAGGTAACAAAAGCACCAGATGCTAACACACCTCCATCGCCAGAAGCTATAGCTAAAATGGCCGAAAAAATAGAAAAAAACAGAGAAAAAGAACTAGAAGAAATGGAAGAATCAAATGGAAAAGATGATTCGCAAACGCCAAATTTAGACGAACTAGAATATGCTGATGGCAAAGAACGAGATGAACTTGATCTAGTAGAAGAGCAAGAAAAAATCTTTGGAACTGATTTATTAAGCCCTTTCAAAACGGCGGACATTAGATTATTTAGACGTAGGTTAGAAACAATGTCTGCTGAAAAGATGTCTCAAATTGCCGAAAGAAATGGTGCAAGAATTTTTGCAAATGAAGAAGAACAAAAGAAGGAGTTATTAAAGGTATTTACATCTTGGGCTACTTCTAATGGGGCTTTTCAAACTGATGCAACAAAAAAAGCAGAAAAAGGTGCTAGGGCAAAAGCATTTGAGGAGTCTGAAAGTGTAAAAGAATTAGAGAGTAAGCTTAAATCTAAAACATTATCAGACCTTCAATCTACAGCGGCTCGCTTAGGTTTTAATCCTGGCTTTGATAGAGATAGGCTTATCACATTAATTAAGCAAGAATATCAAAGACAATCATGAGCATCAACATAAGTGGTTTAGCAACTGGAATATATGATCGAGAATTAGATTCTACTGGAGTCACTTTTGACTCTATATCTGGTTGGTTGAATGAAAACGTAGGTTTGTTAAACACTTATCTCTACACCAGTTTCTCTGGTGAAAATGGGACATTCGCTAATATGGGCCTAGAAGAGGCTGACATCTATAAGGAGATGTACCTATACCATTACTATACAAAACAAGCTAGAAACACTCTAAGAGGCATTGCTGACGATTCTAATGGTAATATCTTAAGCGTAAAAGACGGAGATAATAGTATTACATTTGTAAACAAAAATGAAGTCTCAAAAGTATACAAAGGGTTTGCTAACGACTCTTATGACAAAATGTTAAGATTAGCTCAAGGTTATGGAAGCTACAGAGCCACCCCAAGACAAGTTGGTGGAATAGAATCTGTGATTAATCCTACTGGAGCTAACGTAAACGAATAAAATAATTTCGCTTGCAAAGCATTGATTATGTGCGCAAAAAAAAGCCACTCTTTTGAGTGGCTTTTCGTTTTAAAAGTGAAGGGCTTCTTAGCTATTCGCTCCACCCTAAAGTCTTATGCGAATGGCACTACTGCATTAACACCAGAGAACAATACGTTATTAACTGCATCTCCTGGACCACCGATTGATGTAGAGAATGTTAAATCAACTGTTTTGTTTGAACCAATACTAGAGCTAATTGACTCTGAGTCAAGTTTGGCATTAGTTAATTTAAAGCTACTTTGAGCTGTACCACCTGGGTTAGCAAATGTAAGTTGAATAGTTTTACCTTCTTCGTTACCGATTATATCAACTAAATTATCTGCTGTTAATTCATTAACAATAGCAGAAACACTTAGAGAGGCTGTAACTGGGAAATCAACTGGTCTTGCGTATGCGAATTTAGTTCCGATTCTTTCAATTGGAGTTCTACTCATTGAGAAAGAAAGAGATGCACTTTGAACGTGGGCTCCATTAGCATCTGAAGCAATGCTAACCAAAGGTCCAGCACTGCTAGTTGCAAATCCTAAATCTAAAGTAATGTCGCCAGGGCGTAAGGCTGTTAAATCACCAACACCTGTTGTTGTGGGGCATAAATGAACATCTGAAAAAGCTAATTTTGTTCCAGCTGATTGATCAATCGCTGGACTACTTACTCCACTGATTTCAACTGCCATTTCACCAGAAAGGTTACTATCAGCGTTAATATTTAAAGCTTCCATAGAAACTGAAACTGATGGGATAGCTCCTACAGACGCATCTAAAGAATAATCTGTAACATATGCGTTACCTACACCAAGAACTGATTGAGCAGCTTCGCCTGCTTGAATTGCGTCTGTTCCATCTGCTGCTGTAACAATATAAAGATTTACTCCAGATTGTTGCGACATATGGCCAGAGGCAAAGCCAACTGCAAAAGTATTAGATTCTCCGAATCCGAGCGCTTGCTCATTAAAGCCGTCTCCTAAAAGATAGGAAAAGTCTACCGACACACTTGGAGCTTCCAAGATTAAAGAGTCCAGACGCCCCAACTGTCCAAATTGATTCACATCTTGACGTGTGATGTTGAATGAATAGTTTGCTGATTGAACTCGTTGAAGTTGTTCGTGCTTTGTCTTACCTGTTGAGGTAGCAGCTTCACTCACGATCAACGCTTCTGAATTATAAATTACTCTGTTTCTAGCCATAATATTTTACTTTATTTACAGTTAAATTTTCTAAATGTGAAATTATAAA